CACATCTGCGTAGGTTGTTTTTGGCGTGGTCGTGCCAGTTTCGTAGAAGTAAATCTTGCCGCTGACAAGAGGATCACCAGCATCGTCAAAGTATTGTGATTCTAGGTCGCCATAACGTGCCATGTTTATTTACCTTTCTCTTCCTGCTGCTTAGATAACTTTTCTGCCGCTGCTGCAATTTGCGGGATATACGCATCCAGCAATGACAGCTCTTGTGCAGACCCGGCTTTTGTATTGTTCAGCTTTAGAAGTAAATTTCTCATTCCCGCACTTTCATAAAATCTTCCGAACCCTGCAAGAGTTGCTGTTGATAGTGCAGTCATCACAGGGTCTGCCATTGCTGCTCCACCCAATGCAAACGGAACCAGTTGCTGGCCTGTAGCTGTGACAACCCCTGCTTGCTGCGCTTTCCTGGTAGAGTCTAGCAATCTAATAAAACCTTGTAACGCTTCCTTATCATTGCCGCTAAAAAATACATCAATTGCCTGTTGTCTGTTTGGTCGCTTAAATGCTGTAGCCAGTCTGTCAGGATTTGCATTTAGTGGGTCAGCAAAATATCCACTTTCATTTAAAGCATCATAAACAACAGCAGCCCTTGCTGATCTCTGTCCTTGCGGAGTCAAAGAACGATTCAACCTATTAAGATCACTTCTTATGCCTCCCCTCAAAAGCGGGAGTATTTTTTCCGGCGTTGTGTTGCCAGAATTAAACGCTCTCCGCAATTCAGTCCTTCTTGCATTTTCTAACTCGGTTGCAAACACCCTGTTTGACTGAAGCCAATCACTTGCAGCTTGACGATTGTTGGCTTTTGCAAAATCAACCATGTCTTTGTCTATAGCAGACTTCACCTGCTGATAAACTCCAAAATGCCTGGCGTCATCACTACGGTTAATTGCCTTAAGATCATCAATTACTGTAGAGCGTATATCTTTTATGCCTGAAAAGTTTCTTGGACGCTGTGTTTGTGGGTCAACAACAATAGATGACTTTATATTTTGAAGATCACCAATCAATCTTGAATCAGCTCTTGCTGCAAGTTTCTGTTGATCTGCAATCAGCGAATCAATAGTTGTTATAGTATTGTTTAGCGGGACATCACCGATAGGATCAAGAACACTTGTTGCAGCCTGCCTTTGTTGCGCAGCACTCCTAATCCTTGCGGCATTTTCTGCTTTGATTGAATTCACCAGATCAATCGAAATATCACCAATAGAATCCAGTTGTAGCCCAAACTCATCAGCCAAACCTTGAACGGCCTCTTGACGCAATACTTGCTGTGCCTGCCTTTGCGAAGCGCCACCTACAAATGGAATCTTGTCATACATTGACTGCATCCATCGGCTTGCAAAGTTTTGTGCTGGCAATACATCACTTGTGCGCACAGGAACATTACGCATTTCCCCGGCTCTGATTACCTGTTCTGCTTCTGGCGCAATGGGCGCACTTGCTGCTCTCCTGCCCGCACGCATTCCATACATTCCAGATAATTCCATTGCGGCAGGAATAACAGTCTCTCCAGCAGCACCCAGCAATGGCCCACCCAATTGATAACCTTGTTCACCAAGATATTGTGATGCCCTTTCAACAGGCTGTGCAATTGGCTGCAATATCTGCCCAATATTACCTACCGATTGCTGACCAAGTTCAGTGCGCGGTTGGTAGGTTAAGGCTTGCCTAGTGGGTTCAATATTCCTAACTCCTTGCTCACCCCCTTGGAATGGTGCAGTGAACAATCCAGCAAGCCCTGCAATTGGTTCAGCAACAGCTCCCGATGCAAGTGTTGCAATTACCTCTCCTTGTGCTCTACTGGCCTGGCGCTCTAACTCTCCCGTTTCAGCTAATCGTTGACGAAACGATGATTGTGGTTGTACAGGTGCTGAAGTCAACTTTCTAGCAAGTGCAGCGTCAACAATTGATTGTCTAGTAATTGGGCCTTCTGGAACCATTCCAACCGGGCCAACAAACCGTGCAGGCTGCTTTCTAGCAAGCGCCTCTTGAATTATTTGCTCTTTAGTTTTAGCCATTAGTTAGCCTCCAGATATGCCTTTTTATCAGCTTCTGGAAGAGCATCCCAATCTATCTGATTCAGCCCAGAACTAATCCAATCCTGGGGAGCTTGTCCAATTGACTTTGACCCAATACGGTAATCAATAAGCGAATCCTCAATGGGCAATTTTCTGCGTTTTGCCAAATCGCTATATTGGTTATAAATACTCATAAACCCAGATTCTGCACTCTTGTAAAGCCTGTTTGATCGGTCTACAAAATCAGCACGCTGTTCGTCATTTAACCTTATACCGCTAACTGCTGCATTGTAGGCATTAAGCACTCTACCGGGGATTCCTGTGGCTTGTTGGGCCTGCGCTTGTTCTCCTTCACGCACAGTAGATGCAGGGTCTAGCAGCTTCATGTATCCAAACAACAGCGACATATCACCAGCGGCACTAGGGTCTCTCGCAGACTCCTGTATTCTTCCGAATGCGCTTGCTTGCTGTGAGAAATCTCTAACTAAAGGAATAGCCGAAAACTCCCTTCTAAGTTCGCCAGACTCTTGATATGTTTTTGATTCAACAGGCTTTGGCTGTGTTGCAGCATCAAATTGCGCTTGTGTAATTTCGCCAGTTTGTAAAGCTCGATTGAGTCTACCAATATCAGTCAATGGTGCTTGTTCGTTCTGACCGCCTTGATAAATAACCTCTCCGGTTGCTGGATTAACCAAGGCATTATCAACCACCATCGGCTTCTGGGCTTCAGGCATCTTGATAAGCCCCATCGACATTCCACGGCTTGTTGCTGACGTCAGCTCAGTCGCAAGATTACGCAAAGCTACAGGATCACCCTGCTTCGCAAATCGTGCGTTCTGGATGATTCTCTGAGTGTCAGACGGGTCTGCATCAGGGTAAGTCTGAAGAAGCTGCAAACGATCCTCACCGAGCGCAATGAGACCGTCAAGGTCACCTACAGAAAGCAACTGTAGACCCGTAGCAGCGTCTTGATACATTGCCTGCTGTCTAGCCTGAAGTTCAGCACGCTTCTGCTGATCTCTTTGATCAAGACCTTGGATAAACTGTGGGCCAGTGCCGCCAATAGCAGCGCCGAGACCCATTAACAAATCACCAGTGTTGATAGCCATTATCCACCCCCAACTAATCTTGTAAGACCGGCCGGGTCCAGAAAATTAACTGTCCCCACGCGCATGTCGGAAACAGGCACCTGACCACCTGGCAGACGGTATGAAGGGCTTGGATTCCTGCCTGAAAAATATGGCGCTGGTGGTCGCTGAATAGGGGTCTGCATCCTTCTTCCAAGCTCGTAGCCAGTCCCTGCTGCGCTAAATGCGTCTGACACCATGCCAGAGTAATTAGCTGGTGGCGCTTGTGCGAACTCTGCTTGTACAAACCCTGCCGGTTGTGCGTATTGTGGTTGTGCTAAATCTGCTTGTGCCAACTGTGCTTGTGCAAATGGCTGTCCACCCAACACATTGCCCTGCTCCCTGTAAAAATCAGCCTGCGTCATTGCTTCGTTTTGTACATCTTGGATGTATTGGTTATAAGCATTCTGCCCAAGATTGATTAGATTCTGCCCTTGAGTCCCATACAGGTTGGACATGTTAATGCCTTGCGACTCCAGCATGTTCGCCTGTTGCAGTGCCGCGTTCTCCTGCTGCCGAGCAATCATCTCTGCCACGCTCATCCGGTTACTGGCAATGTTCTGTCCAGTGTTCTGCCGCATCTGTGCGATATTCGTCCCAACATTAGCCTCAAAGCCAGCTTGTTGGCTTCGACCACTGGCAATGTTCTGTGCAGTGTTTAGGCCGATATCAGCAAGCGCCCCAGCCCTGCCAGTTGCTAGATTGCCCAACATGCCAGCCCTGCTAGTTGCGAGATTGCCCATCATGCCGGCCTCGCCAGTTGCGAGATTGCCCAAATTGCCAGCACTCTGCATGCCATACCCAGATAGCGTGTTCAAATTACCGATCTGCTGCTGTAGACCCTGCGAAGCCAGACCCTGACCGAATCTCTGTAGTTCTTTTTGGACATTACCACCACCAAGACCACCAGTGGCTGACGCTCCAGCAAGGTTCGACCTCATGCCCTGTTCAAAAAGAAACTTCTCATAAGGAGATTCTTGACGCGCAGCGTTGAATGCGTCTTGGCCCAGCGCACCTGATAATGCCATCTGCTGTTGATAGGCTGTTTGACCGCCTTGGTAGAACGGCTGAAAGTAACCCCTAGCCTCACCATATCCCTTGGTAATATCGCCCCTAGCGTCATCATACCCAGTGGTAATATAGCCACTAGCGTCATCATACCCCTTGGTAATATCGCCCCTGGCGCCAGCAGCAGCGTTCTGAAGGTCTGTGATATTTATCCCGTACAGGTTGTTGATGTTTGCCAGCGTACTCTGAAGCTGAGAAGTTGCACCGGACAAACCTTTCTCGGCGGCTTGTTCATAGCCTGCCAGACCTATAGGCGTAGCAGCGGCTTGCTGAGCAGCATACCGCTGTTGAAACTCGGCCATGTTGAAACCCATCGCCTGCTGCACAGCCTCTGGACTGACCTTGTTTTGCTGCATGACGGTATAGATTTGCTCATCTGTCGCGCCAGGGTTGTTCCTGAACCAATTCTGAATGTCAGCCGCAGTAACCGTGCCTGGCGGACTTGTAGGCGTAGCAGCATTACCCGTGCCTGCCGGACTTGTAGGCGTAGCCGTGGCTGACGGCATAGCCGCTGTTTGCGCTGCGTTATATCGCTGTTGAAGCTCGGCAAGGTTGAAACCCATCGCTTGTTGCAGAGCTTCTGGTGTGACTTTGTTTTCCTGCATGACGGCATAAATCTGCGCGTCAGTGGCACCAGGGTTGTTCCTGAACCAGTTTTGGATGTCAGCCGCAGTTGCCATTTCAGCCTCTCAAATTCGGGACGGTAGGATTGATGAATCCCTGCATGGCATTCTGATCAAATGGGAGCATCTGGGCCTGTGCTGGTGCTGGCATTCTACCGCCAAGCAAAGCAGCTCGTTGTGCAGGTAGACCACCAAGGATTGCCTGTTGGGCAGCGTAGTTCCCACCTTGCATAGATTGCATTTGCGGCATAAACATTTGACCAGCAAGCCCTAGGCTTCGATTCAAAGCCTGCTGACGTAAGTCGCCAGATCGTTGATAGGCTGGGCCAATCAATCCACGCGCTTGATTCAACATGCCAATCTGTTGATCAGTTCTTTTCTGAGCCATTGCGTTAGCTTCATCAGCACTTTGCCGAGAAAAAACATTGGCTTCGTTGGCTCTTTGCTGGTTGAAGACGTTAGCTTCATCGGCCATTTGCCGGTAGAAGGCGTTAGCTTCGTTGGCTCTTTGCTGGTTGACGGCGTTAGCTTCGTTGGCTCTTTGCTCATAAACGGCATTGGCTTTATTGGCTTCTTTGCCAGCAGCCCGACGATCCATAGCCTTGCCAGCCAAGGAAGCGCCAGCACTTGCCAATGCTATTGTTGTTGCAGCTGCCATTAGAATAACCTCATCATTAGAATAACCTTATATAAGTGCGCTCGGCCTTCTTATATCCCATTCTCTCATAAATACTTTCCAGCCCGTCTGCGTTTAGTTTTTCCAAACACATCATAGACCAAAATTTTAACTTTTTGCTTTGTGCCTGCTTTTCTATATATTTCAACAACTTTACACCAATTGGTTTGCTTCTATGCCCAGGCTCAACCCACCACGCAATCTCAGTTCCCACCATAATATTTGCGTTCAGTAATGCGGGAAACTGTAACCCAAGCAAAAACCCAACTACTTCCCCGTCTATAACAGCAACTGGGCATAATTCTTGATCGATAGATTGCATGACAATTCGCTCAACCGTATCGCAATCAAACTCAAGGCACTCATACCCTGACACTGCATGAAACTTCTTGGCAAGTTCGATTATTTCAGGAATATCGTCTATACCCGCGTTTCGGACGGTCATACTAATAGCCATCCCCGTAACCTGTTTCCACCGATCTCAGGGAGCATCTTCCGGTATTCAATTGCACCAGCGGTGCCAGCAGCGTTTATATACAGTTGGTACTGTCTTGCCTCAACCACGCCTTCAGGTGAACCAGTGCCGACAATAGGGATACTTAAGGATGCGTCCAGTGTCCATGTCCTAAACGCTTGGGCCATCTTTCCTGACCCATCAACAATAGGTTGTCCCGCATTCAATAATGGCGTCATTTCACACCGCCGATAATTTCAGCATCCAACCGGATAATTACAGGCTTAACTGCGTCAGTCAGTGTAAATCTGAATACCTCCAACCGAGAGACTCGACCGTTGCGCCTCCAAATAGCACGCCTGTCATATTCCCCGATCTTACCTATAGCCCTTGTCCTTGGGTCTGACCAAGTCTTCCCATCCCTGCTGCGTTCCATTGTAATCGTTGGCTCGGTCACTGCGTCATTGCCAACACCTGATTCGACAGTTAATTCAATCGACGGTACAAACATTGATTTCATGTTGTTTTGGAAAGGCTGAGTGGACACCCTGCGGATAATAGTATCCCCGTATTCAGTAAATACTAGAGGATCAATTCTCCCAATCCTGCCGTCAACAAAGTCACCACACAGTATCTGGTTGTATGCCTTGCACATATCGGATACGCGAAATCGTGACAATTCCCCCTCAAGAAATGATCGCCTTTCATGCCACCTCTTTGAGGCCATGTCAAAAACCAGCGTTCTTAAAGGAAGCGTGAACCCTATGAAATAAGCACCATTCTGAGCGTAGGCCCATGAATAAATATCCTGAAGCTGTTCCTGTGTAAGATTTTGTAACAAGTTATCAATTGGTGTTGTGGATATTTTTACAGAGTCGTTACCAGACAGCGCCCAGATAGACGGCCCCTCATTCTCTCCACCGCCGACCCATACAAACGTATCTTGCGCGTTTATCAGCGAGTATGGAGCCATTACGCCTTTCTGAATAAACAGGCCAGTTCTTTGAAATGGAAAGTCAGCACCGCCTATATTCTGGAATGCTTCAATGGTTTGCGAACCTGAGATGAATAGTTGATTCTTGAAGACTATGGGAGCAACAGTGACATCAGGATCAGACTCAGCCGTTCCATAATCCAAAGCGTTCCAGCTTGTCCCGTCATTCGGAGCAGAACAGATAAACTTCTTTGTATCCGTAGTGCATACGAAGTAACTATCCACAAACACTACAAACTGTGGATTACCATTGGCAGTGAAATCAACATCCGTGATTTGAACTAGCGTATCAGTGACATGGTTGTAGATGTACCCATTACCACCAGGCACCATCACCATCAGTTGTGTGCCGTTGTCTGCCATTGATACACGCGCAGTACCAGCGATACTCCCAAGCTCATCTAATGAATACGATGCAACAGCAAGTACCACCGTTTCAACGATCTTGTATAGCTTGCCACCGTTCACCGCATACGCCACGCCTGACATTTCGTGCATACCACGGTTCTGATTTTGGATAGTCCCAGAAGTCACTAGTTGAACAATCCCTGGCGTACCGAAAAGATTTTCTTGCGACAGCGCAGCAGTCTCACTGATATTCGGATACCAGTTCAAACACTCCTGCGCACTCAATGGGAGTGACGGACTGACATAAAACCCGTTGGTAATTGGAAGTGCTGGCATTAGTTAATACTCAATACAGCTCGGCTTACCGTGATGTTATTTGTTGCCGTAGAGTTCTGCACATAAATCTCAATGTAGTCATTGGTCGCCATTGATATTTGATACACAAGCGGAACTGCTAGGTGTTCACCAGCGTTTATCTTTGATTCTATTCTGGAGCCAGCAATTGCAGCACCGTTCTTGTACAAATACACCTGAATGTTTTGGTTAGAACCACTGGCTGGGTCTAAGCTCAATGCTGCATTGATTGTCAGTATCTGAGTCGTTGTTCCAGTGTAAGTAATTCGGCCGGCTGTTGTGCAGGTTGCGTTAGTAGACAGATCGACAGTCCACGTTCCAGCAACAAGAACAGGTGTAGCAGTGGACGCTATTACCGTCGCAGTAGCGTTGCCCTGCATATACACCTGACCACGCACCTGCGCCACTGCCGGAGTGTTGGTAATCGTGATTGTGCTGCTTGCCGCTGTTAACGTGATGCCTGTACCAGCGACCAGTGAGACAAATGTCGGACTGAGTGCTGTGGTATTCAGCATCAACGGCGAGCCGGTGGCGTTGACAGTAAAGTTGTGAGCCACTGTAATTCCATTCTCTGCCGACACGCTACACGCAATCCCTGCGCCGTTCTCAAGGTTGCGGATGTTGTTTACAGTGCCTGAAACATCCAGCACCGGAGTGCCGGTGACATTTCCATCCTGCACAATCGACCCGGTTACCCCAAGACCTGACAGGAAGTTTGCATAAGTGATTTGGTAGTTGTAGCCGGCATTGAAGAACCCCAGCGACGATCCAGCAGGGACTGATGTCTCTTCAATGAACTGGCTCTGTCTTACGCCATACGAACGGTCAACCATTTGTTGATGTCTCCAATCCGATTAGTCCGTTGGTTTCAGTAGCAATGCCAGTCTCGTCACCAGTGTAGAAGTGCGACGAATAACCGTATATAGACTCTTCATTACCAGAACCAATCGGTAGTGTAGATGGTAATCTGGTCGGAGTAATGATCTGGCCGAGTTGACGCATTGCCTGCATACCTTCCCTAGCAGTCATCGCAAGTTCCGGAGTAACTACACCACCGTAATAGGGAACAGACTGAATCGCCATGTTGGCAATCAATCCAGTAATAGCACCAGGCGGAACGGTAACGGAATCCGCTAACGTAGATACATTGGTATAACCAAGGTTGACGCCCTTGGCAGCGAGTGATGCCATGTAGTTGTTCATCGCAAAGATAAAGTCCTGATACTCGTCAGCTTCCAGTGGAGCCTCTGACGC